TCCTTAGCCTTCTTCTTACGGGCATCAGCCAGAGAAGCAAGCTTGTCAGCTACATACAATTCGTATGCAATAGATGAACGATTGTCACGACTTTCTAACGGACCTGTGCCATTAGTCGTTCCGATCTTTTGGAATGCTTTGTCCAGTGCTGCTTGTTTCAGCAGTAAGTCCGTCATTGTCTTTTCCCTTCTATTATATTATCGCCCAGTGAAGTAGCCTATAACATCATTCCAACCAATCATATGACTGGCGGTTAATGTTCTAAAAGCATCTGGAGAATGTGGAAGTTCTTTGCCTTCATTTTCAGCTATCTTGTTTTCTAACTGCATAGCAGCAAATTCAATTGAAGCGCACAACACTTGTGCGTTTACAAAAGCTATTCGTTGTTGCTCGTCCACCGGCTTTCCCTTCATGCGCTGGTATTCTGCGTCGATTAATTTAGCAATACTACCATGTAAGTCAGTCCAAGTCAAGTCTAACTTACGGAGTTCTACTAATTGTTTACAAGTTTCATCGGATAAACGTAAGTGGAGGCCGGTGTTTCTCACTTCTTACGTCTCACAATGAATTTGCATCCGTTAGGATCAATAATTGTTACGTGTGTCAAATGATAACTAAACAGCCAAGTTTTGATTGCTATACATGGATCACTAACTACTAGTGTAATAGCGCTATTCTCAATAGAGCACGTCCACATAAAAAGTCTCCTAAAGAAATGGTACGCGCGGGGGGCCTCGAACCCCCATGCTATAAGCGACGGAACTTAAATCCGTTGTGTCTACCAATTCCACCACGCGCGCACTGTGTGGGTTGAAGAAGTTTCCGCAGCCTCTTCCACGGTTCTCGTAACGCATCTGCTATGAAACCATCACACATCGATCTATCAGAACACCCAACCAGTAGGCTACGCGGGATCAATGTGCTTAGCAACTTCTTCGGTTTTAATTCCTCTCACCCACTGTAGATCGGAACAAAGGATGCGCGTTACGATAAGTTTTGGACCTTGGTGGCACAAGGCGCGCGCTCGTTTGGGCTTAGTTAGCGCGTCTTTGATGTTGTCCACGGAGAATAAACAATATCTTATCCAAATGGTGCCGACTACAGGGCTCGAACCTGTGACATTCGCCTTACAAGAGCGCTACTCTACCATCTGAGTTAAGTCGGCGTTAGTTGTTACAGCGGAATACCATTCAGCAAATCCTCAATCCATGCACCTGCTTCTTCAAGCTTAGCTTCTTCATCAGGATTTTGTTTGTAGTATTCAGACAATTGTTTAGCACCGTTACGGCCTTCACTAGCGAGCCAAGCAATGCCTTCAATAAGCTTATCCATTAGCCCAGCCCTCCCCATCCTTCACGGAAGTTATGATGAACGTCTAGAGCAATTTCACAACGCTCTTGATGCTTCTCGTCACTCGACTGATCGAATTGCACAGGCTGTTTCTGCTGAATACGTCTCACGACCTCATTAGCCTTGTGCCAGTTTACGGTGTCCTGCATTGTCCTTCTCCAAAGTTGGTTCAATTGTGTATAGTTCTTCTTCGATCATACGCACACACCGCACTTTAATTTCAGCAGCAGGATATTTGTGCGAAAGATCGACAGCAAAGTCACGCGCGGCATCGCTAGTATTCTTGCGAGCCGCCACGTGATCGTCTTTATAAATCCAATATAAGCGACTTTCATACATAATCTTAATATCCCTCGGCAACAGAAGAATATACTAACATATTCAATCCTCTGTGTCAAGTCATAGGTGCATAAAGGACGCCCCCTGAGAGCGGATCATCAGGGGGCGCAAGGTGTAGTGGCCGAAGGGAAGGGGGACCACAAGATGTAGTATGCCCCTTCTAGGATCGGTCTGCAACCCTGTTTTCGGAGTTAGCCTCTTCCTCTGGAATGATAGACCAATCTACTTCACCAGTTTCGAGAAGATGTTCTAACACACGAATGGCATGGTTCGGGTCTTTTGAGTAGATGTATGTGTATGGATAGAACAATTGGAACCAAGGTTCATGTTCCTCAGCAACAAGATCAGTATGAAGCCCAAGCCACTTACCTACAGCACAGTCATTACCTACACCATTGTTACTAAGATATTTAGTTGACCCTTCTACACGCATCAAATGCTCCCCAAGCCCTCCGATACACATATACGTACCACACTTCCAACGAGACATATTGAAGTGATCATCCATCGCACCTGATTTGAAGTAATCAAGCACCTTTTGTATGTTTTCTCTGTTCATCATATATCTCCCGACTTTCTCACTTATCCCGTTGCCATTCTACATTACCAGTCTCAGCATAGTGCTTGAGTGTGGCGACAGCTTCGTACATGTTTGCGCTCCAATTTGATCTGAACAAGTGCGAAGCTTCTTCATAAGTAAGGCCAAGATAGGCTTGCCCCACAGCAAAGTCTGACACAGTATATGCACTAAAGCGTTGTTCATGCGTTTCCCACAGCTTAGAAGCAATGACAGCGAAACCAGCAATGCAAGCAGTTGTACCGCAAGAGTGAATTGCCTCTGGCAACGACTTGCTTGCATGCTCATCGGGCATCCGAATATAATAGTTCATATCGAAATGTTCTGGCCCTGCTGCTTCCATCAACTTGATGATTTTGTTCACTCTGATCTTACGTTGCCTATCAGTTAGCATCTTCTTCATCCTTTACATGGCTATAGTTTGTGTTATTTGCAATCTCTTTTACTACAGTGAGGCTGCATCCGTACAACTCTGCGATAGTCTCATACTTACGCCCTTCTTTGATCAACTTCCGAATGTTCCTAACGACCGTATGAGGTAGTCCGTGCCTCTCACGCTCTTTCATATCTCTCATGTTGTCTGTCTGATCACCCGGAGTACCGTGGTAAGGATTACAGCACGCAGGGTTATCACAATTGTGTCGAAACATCTTGTCACCAAGTTCAACACCAAACACGAGTTCATATGCTAGACGATACGCAAGATACTTCTTTCCTTTAACGGTAAAGTAAGGCCGGCCTTCGGTTGATAGTGTAAGTTTCCACGGCCAACATGCTTCTCGACCGCCAGACATATCAATGTGTTTGAATACGTCTGTTAAGCGGTTTGCGCGTCCTGTCATTTCTCTTCACCGGCTTTCTCCTTCATGGTGGCGAGGGCTTGGGCGGCTACGTCGCGCCAAATCGCAGCAAACGGCGCGGCGTTGTCGTACCAGTTGGGCCATTCGCCGTGAGGTGCGGCTGGGGCGTCTGGATCAATGCCGTTCGCCGTGCACCAGCGTCGCGCAAAGGGCTCGATTTGCTCCGGCGTAGGCTCTCGCTCCAAAGCCTCCACCGCCACAGCAAGGGCGGCCTCTGCGGATTGGCGGGCGGCTTGTTCGGAGCGGATAGCAGCGGCTGCTTCTGGGCCGTCGGGGTTGCGATACCAGTTCGTCGTGATCGAAATGATGTTGGGCGGGCCTCCGGGCTTGCTGCTTTCGACGGCCTCCAGCCTCTTGCACAGTTCGTCGTGGTTATCGGTGGCTGGCATTGGAACTCCGTATAGTCAAAGGGCGGCGAGGATGGCGTCGGCTGCGATTTTCTTGCCGTGTTCAAACGCTAGGCATTCAGCCCGCGTCAGCAATTCCATGGTTGCCTTGGCCTCGAAAACATTCCGCGCCACCCGTTCTCTTACATCTTCGGTAGGGTCAGTCATATTAACTTCTATCATTTGTTCATTCTCCATCTGCGGGTTTGACCAGATCGATCTGATCGCCTTCATCGGGACGTACAGTTACACGTTCGATCTTACCGTTATCGTAGAAACGCATGAATGTTCCGTGTATGTGATCCGACGTGTGTATCCAGAGCAGCCAAAAGCCATGCTGATAATTATTCGGTTCATACTTCTTGGGATGCCGCTCCATATACAAAGAACGCATCCCCGGAGGAAGGCCGACTTTGATTGGTGCTTTCATTGCTTGTATCCAGCAGCTTCTTTAAAGCGATCAGGATTGAATGCAACATTCTGAGACTTGAAGTAAGCACAAAACTCAGGGATCAAGCGATCAAGTGTGATATTATTCGGACTTGATGCTTCGGTGCGCTGCTCTTTAAGTATCCGAGCGATGTTCTCAAAATCTCGCTTTGTTACAGACATATCAAAGCTCCTTCATATCTTCTTTGAGGGCTGCAACATACGCACTGATGGCTCTCTTTGCGTCTTGAGCCTCTTGATACGCAACTTGCAGGTTCTCTTTACGCGGGATACCAGTCGATAGCGTCTTGATCCTGTTCACATGGTACAGGATAGCTGAGATTTTACTCTCGCACTGCAATGAACGCCGCTGTTGTGGTCTGAGTGGGACAACTTCATTCATCTTTCATATCCATAGCAGCTTTGGCAATGCGAAGAAGCCATTGTTCATTGATGGTAGCAGCTAGATTTTCTGTGAGGGTCTTTTTCATTGCGATCAATCCTTGAACATCACCAGATAGATCGGCTTTGGTAGGACCATACACAGAACAAAGCAATGCAGCTTGCAGATCAACCAATGTCACCATCACGCAAGAGAAACTATCACGGTTGATCTTCTCTCTGTAGCGCAGACAGATTTCAGTAAGGATTGCCTCCCTCAGTTCTGCAACTTCTTTGAGGTCTTTCTTGTCTTCTTCGGTGTATTCAGCGGACATTGAGTTGTTCCTTAGCCCATTCACGGATTTTGGCGGCGGCGTATTTAGGATGGATATCCTCAAAAGCATAACAATCCGTGGCATAAAAATCCGTGGCATAAAAAGATTCCATTGCGTCACTGGATGTAAAAAGCATCTCAGCTTCTTCATCAGTCACAGCAAATGCAGTTCTTGCCGCTGTATTAAAGGTACTCCACACATCCCAATCTTTATCAATTGGGACTATAAAACCGTCGTCTGTCCAAGTAAGACCCCATTGTCCGTTAAACTTTGTTGCAGCCCAACCCAAAGCACAAGCAGTTGTGCCGCACTCTTGCTGAAACCGCTTGGCGCTGCTTGAGAACGTCGTCAAGTCAAACTGCTCTTGAGGAACAGTCTCAAGATAATCAGCAAGCTTAAGCAGCCGCTTCATGCCTTCCCGACGAGAGCGAGCGGGACCGTGATAGGGGAAAACAAGTTCCCACATTTGTTGAAAGATGTTCATTTCTCAGTTTCCTTTATTAGAGCCACATAAACGAAGCGACCACAGCCACGAATGCAATGCAGACGAAAGCTGAGACGTAAGTTTCAAGCATTGTTTGTTTCATTGTCTCGCTCCATTTCAGCTTTCACATCTTTGTCTAGTTGCCCGCTGCGAATGTACTCAGCAATACGATCAAATGACCATTTATCGCGATCATTTTTGAGGACTAAGATTTTACAATGACGCGCCGACAAATCAAGCATATTGGCAATCGAAAGAGGTAGATAAGCGCCTGCCTCCGCTTCTTCGTCTGTGAGAGGAAAGTACAAGCCTCCACGAAGGGCATAACCTTCTTTAGCTTCTTTTACGCCACCAGCTAGTTCTCCTGCAACACCTAAGCAACAATAGCCTATAGGACTGTGCGAAAGGCTATTGAAGAGTGCGCCACTACCCTGCACAAACTTGCCGCTTTCGAGAGCAGTACACCATTCTTCGCGTGTGATTTGTATGAGTTGAGGGGTATCGGTCATTTCAGTCCATCCTCGAAATTTCATATGAACCGTCAGGCTGCGTAATAGACACCCAACCGTGGGCATACACACGGATAATCTCGCCGCGCAGCTTGCTTTCGGCCAGCACCTTGTAGGTAGGCTCACCCGGATAAGTAATGTTTCCTTCCTTATCCATCTCGAAACCTTTAAATGGACGCCAACCGCCTCCGTGTGCGTAGCATTCGTTGAATTGTTCAGCAACAGGACGCATATCGTTGCTGCTGACAAATTGAGGAATGAAACCTAAAGCTTCATATCCCCTTTGATCCTTGCTTTCCCAAATCATAGTCATTTCAGCATCTCCTTGAGTTCAGCTTTCACACGCTTGGCAGTTTCTCCACGCCAAGAGGAAGCATTTGAGAGAAAGTAAGCGACAACAGACTTACCAGTGTCGTGATAATAGTTGTCGTTGATGGACGAGAGCGAGAACATCGCATTGAGATACGGCCTAGCGTAAAGGGAGAGTTTATCTCCCCAATCGTTGCGGATTTCTTTAGCGATTTCGTAGATGGGACGGGTCATTATCAGATTTCCTTAAGCTTTCGGGGTAAACAGGACAGCGAAGGCAGCATCAAAAACATGCTCCCATTCGTTATTGATTGCTACATCCTCGCGCGATGCATTTTTGCCAAACATTCTTGCCATGAATTCGTTGGCAATAGAACGGGCAGCACGACAGGCTTCATCGTGGGTCATAGTGCGTTCTCCTTTGCACATTTGTTAGAAGTTAGTCGTTACGAACGATAGCAGCACAAACAGGAAAATGATCTTCCTCGTCTGCATACAACGGGCCTGATGCGCCTTCGCACCCATAACCCACAAGTCTTGGTGGATCGGGAGCTAGTACTGTTCCAAGAAAGAAGAATATAAACAAGAGAATAATAAAGATGATTACATCTGCTGTGTTCATAGCTCGGCCCTTTCCCAATCGAACAAGAGTAGTATAACTTATTCCTACTCCTGTGTCAATACCTAGAACTCCCCGAAACATGGTTGTCAATACACAACATCTAGTATTCTTGCACACAGATCAGGCCGTAAAACACAGCATCTAGCCCCTTGTGCGTAATGGATAGCCCCCATTTCGATTAATTATTTAGTTCCTGCTTATAGGATCAAGGCTATACATTTGTACGGAGTTTGCGTCGGATGGACACGGACGAGGCGACTATAAACTACGCGAAGCGACCGAATACGCCCGACGACCGGACAGCAGAAAGCCCGGCTAGGGGTTAACCTAACCGGGCTTCAAGTTGTCAGTGATGTTGAGGAGCGTTAGGCCCGGCGACGTTGCGGCTTGGCTTCCTCTTCAAACGGTACCTCGTCGGACGCCTCATTGATATACCGCGAGGCGACGGCGACGAGTTGTTGAAGCGCCTTCATGCCGTCATTGTTCAGGGCGGGCATATCTTCCGGCGCGTTCTCGTCAAGCAACGCATTGAGGCGAGCAGTGACGAAAGCGACAGAAACAGAAAAGGCGACGGCGGGTTCCTGTTTCTTTTGTTCCGGTGCTCGCTTTTCGCCGGGCCGCATGAGACGCTTCATACCTTCGAGCGTCCGGCCCTGCTTGCCGTCGAGGATTTCCGTTTCGTTGTTTTCGATGGCGCGGTCATACAGGAGATTGCCGCGTTCATCGTCGGCCTTGGGGCGCGGCGTGATAGCGGCATACGGGACGACCAACGCTCCAAGCCTGGAAACGGTCACTTGTTCGCCAGGATAGTCCGTCGCCAGCATGACGCCGTAGGTAATAGCGCGGGTCATGCTCGCTTTGATAGCGTTGGTGGGCTCCGTCACATTGAACAGTTGTGCGAAAACCGTTTCCTTCGCCTTGGCAGTCCGGGCATTGTTACGCGAACCGTCGGCCTTTTTCCATGTGACATGCTCACTGTCACAGAACGTAGCAAGATCGAACGTGAATTCGTCCTCAATGCTGTTGCGTTGTTTGTTGACGATTTGCCCCTTAAACAGGGTTTGTTGCGCGGCGGTATAGGCAAGGAAAATGCCGTAAGCATCGCCCCGCGCCCCCGCTTTCCAGCCGTCAACGGCCTTTTTGGCGATAGCGGCAAAATCGTGATTGGTTTCGTTAGACATGGTTCTATTCCCTTCGATGCCCCTTTGTTGGGCGTTAATCCGTTGACGTGTTTGTCTCCGGTGTTTGCAATGTCTCATACAAACAAACCCGCGTCAAGCCGTATCAAGTTTGAACATTTGTTGAAACATGAACTCTTGCACACGCGATAACTTATAAAGAACACGCACGCGAGGATATACTACCTCTCTTTTGTACATATATAATAACACATATACACACTTAAGTCAAAGAAGAGACTAATATAGAAGAGCATAAGAAGCTGCACAGATAAGACATAGAACACACAAGCGGCATCATATGAGATCATTTTATGTAATATTCTTCTGCGTAACGCTCACAGTAACAAGTTGACGAGCGACGTGGGGATTGATGCGGCCCATCCACCTAAACACTCAACATCTATTCATTCACATCAGCATAGCGCCCCGTATGTATAGACCTTACGAGCCCAAAACACGTGTTTCCAAAGATGACCAAAAGTATAGATGCGTTACTGTGGCGTTACTGTCGTTGCACAGTAGAGCGTCGAGTATAGCGACAGTAGAGGCCAAGATGACCCTAAGTAACGCCAAGTATATCCCCCCGGTCATTTCAAAGAGGGGGCTTTAGTGGCGGCGTTGAAGTGTAGTCGAGATCAAACACACCAACATCACAAAACAAAACAACATCGATACGATTACGCGCAGAAGGCGCACTAACTCGTCGTCACAGCAACAAATAACGCACTTAGTTGTTAAGTTGATGTTGTTACGTGAAGATGTATAGGTGGGGAGATGTGTGGTGTAGGGGTGTATGTGTGTATGCGGGTTTGAGGCCGCCCGGATCGCTGTTGGCTCCCCGGGCGGGTTGGTCTTTTGTATTATTTGCTTATGTATACTTCGTATATTATTATATAATAATACATATTCATTATTACGAAGTAATACGTATGCCCCTATCTATATATACGTTAGTAACACATAATCGAAGCCGTGTCAAGAGGCATATGTCTATCACATGCAAAAATATTTCTGCTTGACATACAAGAGGAGTTGACATACCCGCGCGCACGTTCATTATATATGCGTCGTCGGGCCACTCTTAAGGATATAGACAATGGCTAACTACTCTCCGTTCTGGGGCAATGACAGTTACGCACTCTTAATTAATAAGAACCCGCGTCGTGGTGTCATTCGTCAGCTTGTTAATCGTTCTTCGTTTCGTGTTACCACTGAACTGTTTGATAGCCTGATTGGTGCTGCTTCTGGTGGTGCTGCATCGGCTACTCATAAGCAAGTTGCTCATGGTAAAGAAAGTGGCATCAAAGAAATTGAAACAGTCACTGACATTTCGCGTAATACCACTGCTGCTGATGTGACGGCTCTTAAAGAAATGGTCTTTAATGTCTCGCGTCGTCCTGCGTATCCTGTTGACGCTTCTGGCAACGGTGGCCCGGCGTTTGCGTAATGACCCTCCCCGTCTCCACACTTGAGCCTCTAATCCTTGCAGATGGAACACAGATTGATCCATCGACAGGGAAAGTACAGAAGGATCGGAAGTTTGTCGAAATCCCTTCTGCACTAGAGGCTCAACAGATTGTAGCTAAGACACGCCGGTCAATTGCGGAGTTACCGTTACCTCCTTCGCAAATGACCGGTGTTTCTGCTGTCTTATTCTATACGCTGTGGGGACTGGCTGACAAAGATATTGCTGTTGCGTGTGGCTTAAGCATTCAACAGATCAAGAACATTAAACAGCTGCCTGAGTATCAGAGTATTGCTGTTGATATTCGTAAGTCGGTGTTAGAGAGTGAAGCAGATAGTGTTCGATCGATCTTTGAACGTCATGCACACAATGCAGCACAAAAGATCATTGACATTGCTGATGAAGATGATGGTGTTTTAGGCTTTAAGGCTTCGCAAGATATTCTCGATCGTGCAGGGCATCGTCCTGCTGATGTAGTCCATCATAAACACACAATGGAACAATCTCTGCGTATTGAGTATACAGAAAAGACTACTCCAACAAATATTCCTACAATCGATGCAGATTATAAGGTAATTACCAATGGCAATTGTTAGAGATTTAAGCGGCAACAATTCTTTTGTGGATGAGCATATTGCGTCCCCAGAAGAAGAACGCCATGAAGAACAGATGACTGTTTTAGAAACCATTGCCACTAATACGGAGCCTGCGTAATGGCTATTGTCCCTGATCTTTCAGGAGTGCGTCCCGGAAGGCCGGGGAATATTCCTGCGTCCGATCCTCGTAACTTATCCTCACGTGAACGCCGTGATATCAGTGATGCATGGAAACGTGATGTTAGTATTGCTAACTTAGTTGCGGGTAATCAATCCATTCTCGCCGCAGATAAAACACGCAATGTGATTATCTTTATGGGGCCGGAGAATGGTGACACTGTTTATATTAGTATCTCTCCGTTAACCGAAGCCACTGGTATTCCTATCTTCGGTGGTAATGGTTTTACAATTCGGGGTGAAGCGGCACAACAAGCTTACTACTGTTGGGGTGTTGTAGGCCAACCGTTAATGATCTTGGTGGGTTAAATGACACGTAATCGCCCTAAATTTGCCTTTCCACCCTTAGACAAGGCGGTTGGTGATGCTCTTGCGTCAAAAGTAGATAACACAACACAGGTTATTGGCGCGGGATTAGTCGCAGGTGGTGGGCCGCTTTCTGCTAATGTTACGCTTACAGTTACAGAAGCTAGTGCACTAGAAGCACAAACGGGTACTGCTTCTGCACAAGTGATGACACCACGCCGGGCCACAGATCATTTCAACGCACGAACAACTGCATACACAAGAAGCCTATTAGAAGGCACAACAGCTGCGGCAGTACGAACATCAATTCAATTGGGCGCATTTGGGGCAGAAAGTTATACGCCGCCGGGTGATCCTGCTGTTGATCTAACTTTATATGAGACTACTAATCCTTATGGGGCCTTTGTCTGGCGCAAGGACTGGACCGATGTAAAGGCATCAGCGGCGGGATCAAATGTGTATCGCTTCGTCACCAACCGCTACGCCACATATAACGCCACGACGGCTGCTGACGCGGACTGGTGGCATGTCGGAGCCGGGGGGGACGCTGCGCTCTACTACTACGGCAACGTCACCCCCGCGCAGGGGTCGCTTGTAGGCACTCTTCAGACGATAATCCTTGCGAACGCCAAATACGGCGCAACCGGGTCGAAGGTTTCTGGTGAGCCAGAGGGCTTCAACTATACTATCGCCGCTATCCCGAACTCCGACACGGCGGCGCTGAACATCTGGGGCGGTGAGATCAATGTCATCGGCCCGACTATTGGCGAGCCGTCCTTTCAGGCCAATCTGGTCCTGACCGCCCAGAAGTTCTACGACGACGGCAATCCGACCCCCTCTTGGAGCGTGAACGGCCTGACTGATCGCCGGGGCCAATACGTCCTGCCGATCCAGATTGTTCCGGGGATCGCAAACTTCGGCCAAAGCGTCCACACCTTCGACCTGACCAAGGGAACCTACCCGCTCGATATTGTGCTGCCCATCACGGGCTACGCCGGGGACATGAGCGGAGGTAGCAAGGCCACGTCCGGGGGCGATGCTGGTGCCCGCGAAATGGCGAAAACCATTATCGCGCTCGGTGGCCCAGCGCGCGGGCCGTGGTCGAACGGCATCCACGGAACCGCCGGAACGCCCTACGCCCGTTCAAAGTATGGAACGGGCATTGATTTTCAGGACTACACCACGGTCGGCCTCAAACTCAGCAATGCGTTTTCGGGCGGAAAGGCCATTGTGGTCGAAAGCTCCGGGGGCGTCGTTGAATTTGGAACCAACGCCTATTTCGGCGGCACGATCAGCCCCCTAAGTGGGGCGGCTAATGCGGACTTGGCGCTCAACGGCAAAGGAACCGGATCAGTCGTTCTAACTTCAGATACCCTATCGCTTAAAGTAAGGGGCGTTAGTAGTTTCACCTATATTGATATTGCCCCCGGTGGAGCGGCTGATGTGGGCATTTCTATTGCAACGCGCGGAGCCGGTTGGGGGACGTTGGCGACCACGAGCGGGCTGACGCTTCTCGCGTGGAACCACAACGGCGGGGCGGGCGGTGTGGGCTTCTTCGGCGGGACGCCTGTGCCGAAACAAACCGTTGCCGCAGCCGCTTCCGACCCCGCCACTACCCAGACGCTCGCAAATGATCTGCGAGCCGCGCTCATCGCTTTCAATCTAGTCGTCTAACGGAGATACTATGCCTAATATTGACTTTAACCGCACCGTTAACACGCCTTCAGGCGAGCCGTTTACAGGTGAAGAAGGAAAGCCGCTTACCTTGGCTCATGTCTGTTTCGCAGCACTTCGGGCACCGCCAGTCGCCAAGCAGGGACAACCACCACAGCCCCTGTCTCTGGACGAAGTTATCTGGCGCGACGGGATCGCCCACCGCATTCATGCGGGTGAAACGGAGGTTTCTGTAGAGGACGCAGGCAAACTACGCGCTCTGGTGGCTGAGGTTTGGTCATTTGCCAATGCCCTGTTAGCAGGTCGAGCGGTTGGGATGCTGGGCGAGTGACATAGTATTCAAGCTAAACTGTCTATGAGTTATTGAAAGTTAAAGCCCGAATGGCAAGAACATATAAAGTCGAGAGAGGCGGCTTGCACGATCGGTTCCAAAAGAGCCGTGCTAAAGTGCAGATGTTCGCTGGGGGCTTTGGCAATGGTAAAACTACTGGTGCCGTTGTCAAAGCCCTACAGATTGCTAGAGAATATCCAGGGTCTAATGGCCTTGTTGCTCGCTCAACATATCCTAAACTAAATAGCACCATTCGTAAAGAATTTGAGGCATGGTGTCCAAAAGCATGGATTAAGCGTAACGTAAATAGTAAAGAGAATCTGATTGAACTGCAAAATGGTTCAGTCATCAACTTCTCATATATTGCTCAGGGAGGTAAGAATACAGAGAGTAGTACCTCAAACTTACTGTCAGCTACTTATGATTGGGTTGTAGTTGATCAAGTTGAAGATCCTGAGATTGCAGAGAAAGATTTTCTAGACTTGCTCGGTCGTTTGCGGGGACAGACTCTCTATACAGGTGATGATGAAACAATGCCGACTACAGGTCCGCGTTGGATCATCCTTATGTGTAACCCTACAAGGAATTGGGTGTATCGTTCCCTTGTAAAGCCGCTGCATGATTACAATCGCACAGGTATTCGTACTTCTCAATTATTGTGGGACGAAGAAGCAGGCAAACCTATGATCGAAATCTTTGAAGGTTCGACATATGAGAACGCTACTAACCTTCCTGCTGACTTCATTGCTACACAAGAAGCGGCGTATAAAGGCCAAATGCGTGCTCGCTTCTTACAAGGAGAGTGGGGAGCGTATGAGGGACTGGTCTATCCTCAGTATGACGCTGAGATTAATCAGATCAATCACGACTGGCTTGTCGAGTATCTGAATGAGTGTCGTGCCAGTATGGTGCGTATCTCTTTTACAGAAGCATACGACCATGGATTAGCACAACCTGCTTGCTATGGCTTTATGTTCAATGACCATTTAGGCAATACATTCTTACTTGATGGTGTTTATGAGAAAGAGAAGTCTATCGGTTCATTAGCTACAGCGATGAAAGATTGCCGCAAGTTGTACGACTACGATCCCGCATTTGACAATGATAGTCAGAAGGTTTTAGCAGACCCATCAATCTTTCGGCGAGTATCTGGCAAGTCATCTACTGTTGGCACTACTACAGCAGGTCTTTTCCGTGAACATGGAATTGAAATGCAACGAGCCAACAATGACATTTTAAATGGTATCGCCAAGGTCCAAGCGTATTTAGAACTTGACAATCACCATCGACACCCCTTAACTGGTGAACTCGGAGCCCCCAAGTTTTACGTATCGACAAAGTGTGATTGGTTCGATCGAGAAATCGTAGATTACTACTGGCGCAAAGATACTGCTGGTGAGTATGAAGATGTACCGATGGACCGAAACGATCACGCAATGGATATGGTAAAGTACGCCTTCACTTCTCGTCCTCGCATTGCAACAATTGGTAAAGTTTCGGGATTAATCCCTAGTCGTTATCGACAGTGGCGTGAACAAGAAGCATCGACAACAGCCGGCAGAAGAAAGCATCGATATGGCTGACGAAACTAGCATGGAAACAAACCTTCGTTTGTCTGCTGACTTAGTGAAGGATGATCCGGTAGAAGATACAGGTCCGGTGTATCGTGTTTTTCAAGGGACACGTATTCCTGTATCTAAGGCGATGGGCTGTCTTTGGGAAAGTCGCATCAAGCAAGCTGGTGTCGCTCGCAAAGATATTGAAGATGCATGGTCGGAAGCCATTCGTTACTATGAACACGATCAGTCAAAGCATCGTAGCGGTGGTGAAGGTGAAAACCGTTCTGCTCGTCGTTATTCTCGCTTCTTAGATGATGACTGGTGTGAGACTGAAAACGTCGTGTTCTCTAATGCGACGACAATGCTCCCGATGCTTTATGCTAAGAACCCGGAGATTGAATGCACACCGACGATTACTACGCCAGAGAATGAAGCATTTGTTAAGTGTGCTGAACGCTTAGTAAACGTATTACTTAATCAGAAACACGCACCGGGCATTAATCTTAAGAGTAAGGCTCGTCGTGGTGTGCTTATTGCATACCTGTGTAACTCTGCATACTTAAAAGTTGGTTGGACAGAGAAGCAAGACTCATCTGAACAAGCTATGACAACACTCATGGAACTGAGTAGTGAATTGTCAAAGGCTAAGACGAAGAAAGAGATTGAAGAAGTCGAAGGCAAGATCATGGCATTGGAGCAGACAATTGATCTGCTTACGCCTACAGGCCCGACGGCTCAACTTATTCTGCCTTTCCGTATCTTTGTTGATCCTGCGTCACGTGAACCTGACCACACCGATGCTCGTTGGATGGCTGAATACGATTTCATTCCCACACAAATGTTGAATGCTGTTTATGGGAAAAAGACAGAAGATGGGTTCGCTTCGGTTTATGAACCTACGCATATTTTACGCGCTAATACAGATGCACAAAGCATTGAAGATGAAGTAAACAACTTCTCACTATTTAAAAGCAGTGATAGTGCTCGTAAGGAATATGGGTACGCCACTGATGCTGCTTTTGAAGCTGCTAAGTACACAAAGGTTTGGTACGTTTGGGACAAGACCACTCGCCGTGTATACTTGTTTAGTGACAATAGCTGGCACTGGCCTATTTGGGTTTGGGATGATCCGTTAAAGCTGCTCGGCTTCTTCCCGTACTCGCGTCTATGGTTCCACGAAACTCCTGACGGTTCGCAGCCGAAAGGTGAAGTCACTTATTATCTCGATCAACAAGATAGCATCAACGACATTAATTCACATGTGAAGCGTTGTCGTGACTGGATCAGCCGTAATATCTTTTACAACAAAGATGTTATTAAAGATGAAAAGGCAATTGAAGATGTGCTTAAAGGACCGGATGGCACTGCTCGCGGTGTTAGCGTTCCAGAAGGCACAAAGCTGAATGACCATATCTATTCATTCGCTCCGCCAATCTTGCAAGTCCCTGAGTTACTCAGCACAGATACACGCTTTGCGGCCATCAATCGTCTGACAGGGATCAATGATAGTCTGCGTGGGGCTCAGTTTAAGACAAACACGAATACAACAGCTATCAACACCTATCAGCAAAATGTTGACATTCGTGTTGATGAAAAAGTTGATGCTATTGAAGATTGGTTAGGTGACTTTGCTTTCAATCTGTTGCAAATTCTGTGTCAACGCATGGATGCAGAAGCTGTAGCAGATATTGTTGGGACAGAAGTTGCTGCTGCATGGAAGAATGCTACTACTCCACAAGAATTACGCTCGTTACTTGATGTACGTGTAATTGGTGGTTCGACAGATAAGCCTACGTCACAGGCTAAACAACAAATGGCATTGCAAACTGGACAAGTTATGGGACAGTTTGCAGCACAAATTCCTGCGGCTGGTCTTGTAATTCTTCGTATGATCGAACGGGCTTTCCCGCATGTGATCATTACAGATGAGGATTGGGCATTGATTAAGCAGTCGATGCAGCAACCGCAAGGACAAGAAGGACAGTCGCAAGGTGGTAATGAGCAAGAACAAGTTGCTCAACTGATCGAACAGTTACCACCAGAAGGCAAACAAATGTTACAACAACTCGTGCAGGAAGGCGTCAATCCTACACAAGCCTTGGAACAAGTAATGACGCAACTACAACAAACGCAACCCATCCAGTAATGAGAGGATAACATGGCTGGCGAAAGTGATACTCCCGACTTTATGAACCAACACTTTGAGAATGCTGGTTTAGAAGTGGAGACGACAAATGAAACTGCAATTGAAAGTGCAACCGAGGAACAAGACAGTTCTCAAAACGACACACAATCCCTTGATGTTACAAATAGCGAAGGCGACAATGCTGACGGTACAAGCGAACAAGGGAATAAAGAAGCGGAAGGAAAAGCGGCTGATACTTCCGCAGTAAAGCAGCCTAACGAAGAACTTAAGCCCGGTGACATTCGTGGTGAAGATGGCAAGATCATTCGTGCGGGTGCAGAGCGTCGGCATTATGAGACTGCCCGTCTTGCCAAGGATCAACGTGATACGGCTGTTCGTGAGCGTGATGCAGCTACTAAAGAGCGGGATGACGTTAAGCAACGCCTGACACAGTATGAAGATGCTGCGAAGGTGTATAATGGATTACAACCGGCACAACTGGCCAATGCTGCACGTCTATACCAAGATGTGACCCGCGATCCTGTCGGCACCCTCAAAAGCCTTGTTGCAGAAGCCAAGAAACTCGGGCATAATGTAGCTGCAATCACCGGACAGAGTATTGACAATCAAGTCATTTCTGATCTGAGCCGTCAAGTTCAAGAATTACAGACACAACGTAATTCTCGTACACAACAACAGGACACAGATTCTAATACAGCAGCAGCAGCAGAAGTTGAAGCATTCTACGGACAATATCCTGATGCTCGACAACATGATGCTGTTCTCGGTGAAATTGTTCGCAACAATCCGAAGCTGTCTAATGTTGAAGCTTACTTCCTCCTGCGTGAGGAATGTATCAAGAATGACTACGACTTTAATAAACCGCTAGAACCTCAGTTCCGTGCGAGACAAACACAACAAACGCAACAACAGTCCAATCCTACACCGCAACAAAGCAAGCCTATGTTGAATGGTCGTACAAGCGGGTTAGACAATCTTGTTGTTGATAAGAAAACTACTGATCCTTTCAATAGCGATGTGACAGACGATATTGTCAAAGCTGCTATGAGAGAGGCTGGTCTTGAAATTTAACATGGAACAAAGAAATGTCTACGCTGGCTACTGTGCTGGCCTCCACTCTCACTAAGTCGCGTAAGAAGCTGATTATGGCTTCGGTGCGCTCCAATGCGCTCATGGCTTGGCTTTTTGCTTCGTCGCGCGTTGAAACTGAGGATGGTGGTTATGATATTACCAATCCGTTAGTGGTTGGTCGCAACCCCAATGTGTCGTCGTATCAATACTACGACCAACTCCCCGTTGCTCAAACCAACGAATTCTCGACTGTGCGTTATACATGGTCGCGTGTCGCTGGTTCGGTGATTATCTCAGATCAAGAAGAGGACGAAAACACTGGCCCCGCAGCTATCTTTAAGCTGATGAAGGCTAAGGTTGACGTTCTTGAAGAAAGCATCAAAGAGAAGTTCTCTGAATATCTCTACAGTGCTGGTGGTGGTGCTGACCCGCTTGGCTTACCGTCGCTCATTCCTGATGATCCGACTTCGGGCACTCTCGGCGGTATTAACCGTGCTAACGAAAGTCAGTGGCGTACATCGTCGTATGACTTCGCTGGTGGTCTGACTGCCTCGAACATTGAAGAAGCCTTCGATGACATTCTGATGGACTTGACGCTGAAAGGTGACAAGCCCGATCTGATCCTGTGTGGTCGTAATATCTTCCGTCTGTATCGTGCGGCTGTTCGTGACAAGATCGTGATTAACATCACGGATACGAAGAACGGCAAGGCTATGTATGACCTCGGCTTTGCCGGTGTCTCGCATGGTGGCGTTCCTATGCTGTACGATGAAGATTGCCCGGTTAATAAGGCTTACTTCATCAACTCGAAGTATCTGCGTCTGCATATGCTCAAGGGCGTCAACATGAAGGTCAAGAACCTTTCGGCGCCGTGGGATACAGATGCTACCGGCTCGCGTGTTGTGTGGCAGGGACAAATCTGTTCTTGGAAGCAATACCGCACTCATGCTGTTGTTAACAACGCTGCGTAATACTAACTCAAGAGAGGAATGAGTTATGGCTAGTCAAAAGCTAAAAGCTAAGTACCGCACTGTCGGTCCTCGCAAGGAAACGGTTACACGCACTGTCGCCAAGAAAACTGAAATGGGGTTAGAGCAGGCAGTAGTTTCTTCGGAAGAAGAATGCTACTACGTGTTCTTCCCTCAAGGCCACTCTATCCGTTTAGTCGGTAAGGCTGGTATTCAGGAATTGAAGCGTATGGGCTACGATAAACGTCCTCGCTTGATCGATATGGAAACGGGTGATGTTGTTGACGCTGGCGGTGATCCGTATGACTTCGGTGTGGCGGAAAACGAACAAGCTGATGCAGGTAGCATCCTGATTGATGATGACGATGCGGAGGAACTTGAAGAACCTCCGATCAAAGGCAAATAGAAGAAAGGGACGTAATCATGCGTCGTTCTGCTAAGTATATGCCCGAGCGTACAAATAATTACGTTCCGGCTATGGGCTATTCTGTTGATGTAATCCACGGTGCACCGCACGAAGTCCGTTTTGGACCGATGGCGATTGCTGACGCGGATATGATCTTAGACGCTCACAGCATTAATGCTGCGGGTTCGACTACTACGCTGCTTGCGTACAACACTGATCCAGTCAATGACAACTATGCGGAAGAATTCCCGTATGGTCCCGGTTTCGGTCGTTGTCTGCAAGTTGTCGCTTCTGGTGCTGCTACAAGCACTGTTACCGTCCATGGACGTGATTACCTTGGTCAGCCGATGAGTGAAACTTTTACCCTCAATGGCACAAACGCTGTTGTTGGTGTAAAGGCATTCAAGTATGTTGATGAAGTTGCTTATTCAGGAACTGCATCGACTACGATCGATCTTGGAACCACTGATAAGCTTGGTCTGCCGTATTGTATGCAGAATGTACTGACTGAACAGCTTGACGGTGTGCGTGTCTCTACGCTTGGAACGCTGGTCGCTCCGAGTTATACCGATCCGCAAACTGCTACGACTGCTGACCCGCGTGGGACGTATGATCCAAACTCGACACTGACGGGCTCGGCGTATCTCACGGCCATCTTCATTCCGCGTAACCAAGTGAATGCTGACGGCAATGGTGGTCTGCACGGCCTCCCGCATTATCACGCTTAAGTGTTCCCCCGCTTAGTGTGAAATCGGCTCCCGCTGCGTTGTCCTCTCCAATGCAGCGGGAGAACGGGAGGAAAAGATGGCTGACAAAACACTTACACAGTTAATTACAAATACACAGCAACTGCTTTATCAACAAGCAGGGCTTAACGTGCAAGTGTATTCTCAAGACAACCTTGCACAGAAAATCCAAGATGCGTTTGATTTCATCTTTGGAGGCTGTGGAGAGGACATTTGGTGGAAGCGTTTTGGAACCTTCCGCCGTTATACATTAGATGGAACAGATGGATACACTACTACTGCTGTGTCTGATGTTTTTCGTTCTTTCGATGATATTTATCGCATCTTTCCGGAAGATAATCAGAATGTTCCTTTAGAGACATTCTCGATTAATCGTAATCCTTATGATTACACAGGATCACTCGCTCGCGTCTACATGTATGATCCTGATAATGTGATCCGAGTGGCGCCGTTTGAAGCGACAGGACAGATCACAATTGTTGGACGTACTCGCCAAGCTGATGACTTTGCTTTAGATGAAACTGTTCCGTTTGATCATCTAGCATTGCAATATCATGCTGCATGGGGCTTTGCTGTCGATGATGGGCCAAATCCTGCCATGGCTGAGAAGTTTCTACAATTGTTCAATGCCCGCATTCGTGACTTAACAAAAGCACAATCGAATGCACCAATCTCATTAACTGCCACAGCTGAACCGTATCCGACACGTTGGTCCTAATGCTTAACGCTTTACGAGCATCTTCGACACTGAAAACGGCAACCGTCAGGGATTTCTCTGGCGGTTGGAATGTGCTTGATGATGATCTAAATCTTGCCACCAATTACAGCGTTGATGCGGAGAACATCGGCTATGATATTGATGGCACGATGGCTGTCCGCTATGGCACACAACTTTTTGTCAATGCGTCATTAGCGTTATCTTCGACTGGCACACTGATCAACGCCTTTTACTATGGAAGTGCATTTGTATGCGTGTTCAGTAACGGTGAGATTATCAGGGTTTATGGTGATAAGACTTTAGAACGTATTTGGGATGCTTCGATTGCTGCTGCATTGCCCGGAGCCCCTTCTGGCTGGTCAACCACATCGTTTGTGTCTTTTGCAATTTTCAATGGTGAATTGATTATATGCAATGGAGTGGACAAGCCTCTCAAAATTGAAACAGATTATACGGTTGATTACTTACAAGACCCGGCCACAGGTTCAAACCTGAATGTGCCGATTTGCCGATATGTGGTCGCCTGTAATCGTTTCCTTGTGATGGCAGGTGATCCTGTCGATCCTAACCGTGTGCATATTTCTTCTCGTGACACAAGTGGAGTATGGTATGGTGATGCAGACCCGAACAATGGAACATATGTGGACATTGGTAGCGTTGTGCCAGAAGCCACTATTATTCGTGGTATCGTTCCTTTCCGTGATCGCTTAATTGTCACATATGCAGAAGGATCGATCATTGGGCAATTAGGTATCTTCGACGCAGATGGTAATCACACGCCAAACTTTGATGACGGTGTGCCGCAATATGGTGGTGTGTCTCATCGTGCTTTAGTTTCTTATGGTGATGATGTACTGCTGCTTGACGGTGTAGGTGCCGCTTCACTGCAACGTACCGTCTTTACTGGTACAATTCGTCCTGAACGGACTAGCGATTTAATCGATCCCCCGATGACAGCTATGATGGCTGCTCTATCGTTTGGTTCATTAGAAGATCGCATCTTCTCTGTGTATGATCAACGTGCAGGGAAGTTTATGTTCTTCATTCCTAATGCTGATACAGCAGCGGCAACAACAGAAACACGTGCGTTTGTTTTTACATACCGTCCAAGCTTAAAAGTATCCTCGTGGGCGTATTACACAGGCTGGAATTGGACCTGTGCATTCCGTACTTCACAGAATAATGTTTTCTTCGGACGCGCAGATGGTAGCATTTACTTGTACGGTAATCCTGAGAACGAGTTTGAAGCTGATTTCTTAGATGACGTTGCCGTTAATAATGGTGAAGGCGCCCCAATTAACTTTACTTGGGAAATGCCTTGGCTAGATTTTGGTCGTAGGGCTAAAAGTAAAACAACGAAATATATCTCGTTTGATACCCGAGGTACTGCAAGATTTACCTGTGATATGTTTGCCGATCGTATCATGGTGGACCGTGACTTACTTCCTATTCCTGCATTAAGTATGGAATTTGTTGGTGGAGATACACACGGTTATGGGCAAGGGCAACAACCTTACGGTGGTGGCCGCTCTACAAGCTATGAAAGGTTAATTCATTGGCCGTGCAAGTTTAACATCGCAAAGCTAAAGTTTAGCGGACAAGCTGTTGGCGGACTTCGTTTTGTTGCGATCACTATGCACTACAATGAGGGAGGTATTCACAGGTGACACTCCGCTCTTATACACTTAATTACCGTTTTGGGTTAATTAACTTCGACAGTCGTACATGGGCTGACGAGGACGATGCGCGTTGGGAATTACTCGACAGTTTGTTAACGAGCATTGCAGATGAAGTGCCTATTACCGTTGCAACAGGTTCTAGTAATAATTTTGTAGCCACATACTCTCCGGCTATCACAGCGTATGAGCAAGGACTAATTCTGTCCTTTATCACTAATCACGCTCCTACAGGTGCTGCTACACTTAATGTTAATGGCTTAGGAGCACAGGCATTAAAGCTGAATGGTGCAGATGTTGCTTCGGGGGACATCCCATCCGACTGCTATGTTCGTGTAATCTATGATGGCACAGATTTCCAAATCGTTGCCCCTACAAAGCCTATCAGTGGTGCTAATCGGATTGTTGCTGGCGACAGTGGCGCAGATGCTTCTACGTTAGCTGACGATTTCATTGTTGAAATGGGAACTACTGGCGGCATGTCGCTGCTTAATCCTAATTCAACATTTAGCTACTTTGCGTTTGGGCGGCCTAGTTCCTCGTTTGCTGGCGGTATTTATTACGATCACAACACAGATCGCTTATATTTACGAGCAGGCGAAACAAATACGGTTTATTATGGTGGCGGCTCGTTAGTCTCCACTGCCGGTTTTACAGGTAATCTCGCTGGTAATGTCGTTGGTGATGTTACAGGTAATGCTGATACTGCGTCGGCTTGGGCAACAACGCGCACACTGTCTTGGACAGGCGATGTTACAGGTTCAATGAATGTTGACGGTTCAGGCAATGTTACGCAAGCATTGACTATTGCAAATGATGCAGTGACAAATGCTAAAGCCGCTAACATGGCTACTCAGACAATTAAAGGTCGCACAAGTTCCGGCACAGGTGATCCAGAAGATTTAACGGCTACACAAGCTACGGCTATCTTAAATCCTGTTGTAGGGGACAGCGGCTCTGGCGGCACAAAAGGACTTGTTCCTGCTCCTGCTGCTGGTGATGCTAAGTATCCTTTAATGGGTGATGGCACATACAAACGCCGTATTGGTGCCTTAGCTGTTGGTGCAATCACCACTACAGGTGTCGATAGTTCTACTCCAACCGTTGCTAACAACTTAAATGTTGCTAGTGTATCTAACGTAGTGCGGTCTGGCAGCATTGCAGAAGTTGTTGTTACGTTTACCACAGCAATGCCCGATGCGAATTATTGTATCTTGCTGTCGTGCAACAATACAACGGCTGCGGGCGTTTCTGCTGCTGGTTTAATTTGGTCTGACAAAACTGTCAATGGTTTTGAAATTCGATGGGATGCCACACTTCCCATCACTGGTATTGATTTTGTGGTGATCTAATGGCTCGGGCTCCTAGACAACGTGCAACACCGCTCGCCTCAGCCGAAGATTTAACGCATCCTCCAGTAGATTTGCGAACAGAAGCGGCCATCGCAGTTCTTGCACAGATGCGTGATAGTTTATCACTTATCACTAAAGACCTTCGGGCCGTATCTGAGCAACAAAACAGCATGGTACTTCAAATCGATCGACTACAAAACTCTCCTATTCATCGCGAATTGCAAGAGTTAAAGCAAGATTTCAAAGATTATAAAGATGAACGTGAGAAGCTTCGTGAGAATGCTTTTCTGCGTATTCAATCTTTGGAACTCCAGATGGCGAGGTATCAGGGCTTATTCATGCCACTAGCCATTCTCGGCTCTGCTGTATTGACTGGGATCGGTAGTGTTATTCTTGATCGGATATTCGGATGATTAAATTAGGTCCACTAGAAATCAAATTGCCGAGGATCAACACGAAGTCCTTAGTTGCCGTTTTAGTTATTGGGGGTTTTGTCTTAGCTATCGGGACAATCACTTGGATTGCTATTCCTGAGAAGCAATTAGATGTATTTGACAAAGCATTAGTAGCCTTAGGTACGCTTGCTGGTGCTGTTGTCAATGGATTATTCCAACCAAAAGGAACAACAAATGGCTGATCTGTTTGATAAGTTAATTGGCCCTGTTTTGAAGGTCGAAGGCGGTTATGTCAATCACCCTAGCGACCGAGGGGGAGAGACAAATTGGGGGATCACGGTTGCCGTCGCCCGAGGAAACGGCTATACTGGTCCGATGAAGGACATGCCCAAGGAGGTCGCCGTCCGTATTTATCGTGCGATCTATTGGGAACGTCCTCATTTAAATCGTGTTGCAGAAATTAGTGAAGCTATTGCTGCTGAAATGCTTGATACAGGAATTAATGCAGGTACAAAGCGTCCTGTTGAATTCTTGCAGAAGGCGCTTAATGGGCTTAATCGTCGCGCAAGAGACTATCCTGATATTCTTGCTGATGGTGCTTATGGAAACAAAACCGACGAAGCTTTCCGTGCTTACATGAAGAAGAACGGAAAGAAAGCTGAGGAACGAATGCTTAAGCTGTTAGGGTGCCAACAAGGTGCATTCTATCTTAGCATCACACAAAGCAGAGAGAAGAACGAGGATTTTCTAAATGGCTGGATTGACAACCGTATTGGTCTTAAGCCGTCTACGAAAGTTGCTACTCTCTAATTGGAAGGAGATTGCTCTTGTTTGCGTTGTCATTGCTATCTGTCTTTGGGGTTGGTTACACTATCGAGCAGACCAACAGCGGCAAGAGGATTTATCTGACGCACGAGAGCAAATCACCTATCTGCAAGGAGAAGTCAGAAAGTGGCAAGGACATTATCGCGCTGTTTCCTCAATTAGAGATTTTGAAACAGCACGTGATCGACAGGCACTTACTGATGAACGACGTTCTTGCGCCGCACGAGTTGCAGAAGCCCGACGCCAACGAGACGTAATCCGAGAGATTGTTACAAGAGAGGTTCCAGTCGATGCGAATAATTGTCCTGTCCGTGGCATCATTACTGCTGATGAGTTGCGAAACGCCACAGGTGGATGAACCCGAAGTAATCCAACCTAATCTTGATCCGCGTATCTGTGCTGAAATGAGAGAGCGTCCGCAACTTCCTGCTGATGCTTCTCTACCTCAACCTGTTACAGAAGCAGAACAACAAGGGATGACTGCTTTTCTTACGTGGCTCGGTGACTTAGTAAGCTTTGCAGACGAACAAACTGCCGTCTTAGATGTAGCAAGAGAAGGCTGCTAAACAAAACATCAAAGCCGTGTATTGAAGGATTACCGGCCCTTCAAGGAAAGATACAATGCCGGTTACACTTCCTAATCAAAATTCAGATTTTATCCAACGCTTATTAGCACAGCTAGATATGCGGGATATGTCGCAGCCTCTCACAAATGGTGCGGGGCATTTAATCGGTACAGGTACTTCTCCGGGTTTAACGGGCAGTACTACTGTACCAACACCGACTACACCTACAACGCCGACGACGACTACACCAACAGCGGACGAGGCGGCTCGATCTGCTGCAATTGCGCGGGCTCAACTTAGCTTTGACCAAGAAGCGTATCGGCGTGGCTTAGACGGCTCGCAATATCAGCCGCAGTTTCAGTCGTATATTGATCGCATTCTTGGTGGCATGGCTCCGGGAGAAGGTACTGCACGTTATGATGCAGCATTTTCTCCTAATGTTGGCTCTGACTTCTTGAATGATGTGCAGTCGAATGCTCGGGCTAATTATAGCAACCAAGCTGCATCGACCTTCAACCCTTCCTTTGCACAGGATAGGGTCGGTACGTCTATCCTCGATCAGACAATTACTGACTTACTGTCTCGTGAACAAAGCCGTGCAACAGGGACACTTGATCGTGGTTTAGCCCGTGGTCAATTAAACCAACGCGGTTACGATGCCGGTATATCTGCATTGGGCAATCAGCGTACAGCACAAGAAGCCCGTATCCGTACTCTTGGCGGTGATGTTCTCTCCCAATATCGCCAAGGCTTAAATGATATTGGCACACAAGCACGAAACGCTGCATCGGGTTATACCCTCGGTGGAAACTTCGATTTGAATAATTATCTGTCTCAAGCGGATAATCTCGTCAATCAAGCACAAACACAAGCGCCCGGTCGTCTATTAGAAACGATTGGTACTTCACCCTTGTTTGATTTAGCTACTGCACGACAGAATGCTGGACAAGCCCAAGGTGCCATTAATCTCCGCAACATTGATGTGAATGAAGCACTGGCGCGTCGGGCCGCTGCTAATTCTGTCGGTCGCGGCCTCGGTTCGCAAGGAGCCTTCTAATGGCATTTCCTTTCTTAGCTGCTGCTCAAGTCGGGTCTAGCATTCTTGGCTCGATTTTTGGTAATAGTGCTGCCAAACGCCAAGAGAAGCTGTCGCGTGAGCAATTCGCGTTTCAGAAGCAGATGGCGCAGGAACAACTCGCTCTTGCACAAGAAGCGGCTCGTATGGGTAAAGCTACGCAGGTTGACGCTGCGGGCAATGTTACCATGTATGACGAAGCCACAAATACGTGGAAAGTCATCCTTACGCCAGATCAACAGCAACTGTTGGATGCTGGTGAATATGAGCAGTATGCACAGTTAACAGGCGATGCAGCACAGTCTCGCTCGGAACGCACATTAGCTGGTGTTCGTCGCGGCCAAGAAGGTCAAGCGGCTGATAGCTTAATGGCACAAGCGCGTGATCGTATTTCTGGTACGACAGGTGAAAGTGCTGCTGCGGCTACAGGTGCGTTACGATTAGCTAGAGAGCGGGCTGTTACACAGGGCATTGATGGTGTATCGGCTGCGATGGCTTCTCAAGGCTTACGTAGCGGTGCATCAGGTTATGATGCTGCTGTAAACGGTTTAGCTAAAACACGCGCACAGATTTTAGCACAAACAATGGGTTCGCCTGAATTAGAAGGCAGAGACTATGCTCGTAGTGCTAATCAAAGTGATCTGACAAACACACTGAATGCTTATGGATTGCTGGCAGCTAGGGCTTCACAACCTGATGCAGCCCCGTACAATATTCCAAATATCAATGGCACATCTGCGTCGGCCCTTGCACAATCACGTGCTGCTGCTTCTGCTGGTTTAGGTACTGCGGGAGGCTTAACAGGTTCAGCGGCGGCGGGTATGCGGGCCGCACCGCTTCCTGCAATGGATAGCACATATGATCTGTTCGGTGGACTTTCCGCACTGCTGAATAGTCCTAACTTTGGAAGTCAGATTGGCCAAATCTTTGGCAACCGTAACGCAGACAAAACACCTACGAAGGCGTATTAATCATGCCCCAATCTATTGCTGATCCGAACGCCAGTGCTTATGGTATTTATGGCCCGGCTTATGCACAGTCGATGATGCAAGGTGGTCCGAACCCCGGTGCTAATATCTTGCGTCAATGGGCTCTGCGTAACTATGCACAAGCTGAAAGTGGTACGTATGACGAAGCCTTACGTCGCACACAAGAAATGCAATCACAAGCTGCTCAAGCTGAATTAGAGAGTGAGAACCTTCGTGCGTTGCTTCCTCAATTAGCTGATATGGCAGAACAAGGCATTCTTGGTCCTGTGTCGCAGACGTTTGAAGGCTATCTTCCGGGGCTGGCTGGCAGTCCGGTTGTAACTGGTCGTGACCAAGCTGCTGTTGACGCTGTGACGGCTCAGGCTCGGGAACGTAGTGCAGGTGCAGGACTTGATATGGCTCGCGCTGGATATACGCCTGAACAACCGGCTGATTTATATGGTCTGCCGGTGGCTGATGGTTATATGACCCCGGAAGATGCGTATAATACTACGCGGGCTAATGCGTATGCTACAACGTATGCTGATGCTGCAACTACAAATGCTCAAGCAGCTTTAGAGCGTGCAAGGCGTCCTATGCCTATTACTTCTTCTTCTAGTACAGAGGGACGATGGGAACAAGGGCCGGATGGGCAATATGTGTATACACCGGGAACAGAGCAACGCACACAAACACTGACAAATGTTCAGACAGGGCAACCGTTAAATAATGCAGCGGCTGCGGGCATTCCTCCGGGTGAACAACGCACCCCACCGCCTGTCCAAGGATTGACACCGTTAGGTGTTGCTGTTGTTAATGGACAATTGGTCGGACGGTATCGTAATGCTCAAGGTGCAGAAGTTACAATCCCACTTCGTCGCGAGGCTAACAATGGCGAAGGCTCCCCTTCGTAAACAACAGAGTGATGATAATGGTATTTATCTCACTCGTAGACCGTCAACGGCTCAGCCGCAGGAATTAACACTTCCGGCGGCTGAATATGATGCCCTGTTGGCTACATTAGAACAGCCTACACAGCCTCAACGCCGTCCAATTGAAGCACCTGTTGAAGATGTAACATGGGATGGTCCTCCTGTTGATCTTCCTGCATTAGATTATGATGCATTATTAGCGTCCGTTCCTGAGGCACCACAATTCCGTGTCCCGGAAGGCGCTGCCCCTTTACCTGATTTCGAGAACTATACACACGTATATCGGGAAGGTCCACACGTTCGAGGTTGGAACCGTGACACAGGGCAGTTAGAAGATATTCTCACTCAGGCGACCGAATTCGGTGTGGATGAAGCAGGGAATACCTACGCACAATCCGAGCGACACGGTCGATATAACACGCAGGAATTTGAACGAACGGTCAATGGGCGTAATATGCGTATCGCCTTGCCTGAAGGTGTTGACCCGGATAATTACCAAATCATCGATGCTAACCCGCGTGAAGTGATCTACCGTATCGGAGGCCCGGAAGGTGCTGTGTACCGCTTCGATACTGAAACAGGTATGGTCGAAGAGTATACACTAGAAACAGATGCTCCATATCTGTATGATACAGTAACTGCTGGTCAGCGGATGATCCACGGTGCTATCTCGTCTTTCATTGATGTGCCGGGAACAGAAGGATACCGTCCTGCACTGTTTGACCAATTACCGGCTGCTGCGGGCTTCGTTGCAAACCTGATCCCCGGCGTGAATGTCAACAGTCCTTATCTGACACGCACAAATGAACGTGTCATTGCTGCTGATCAGTTATCACGTGATGTACTCGGCATTGACCAACCACATTCGCCTATGGGTGTCGGTTTTGAGTTGGTTGGTGCTGTCGTCTTGCCTGCGCCGCGTTGGGGTACCGTTGGTGGGCGTAACATTTTCGGTCGTCATGGCGGTATTCTTAATGATACAACTGCTATGCTGACAAATCCGCAATATGGCGGTCCTAATCTGTGGGGACGTAATGGTGGGCTGCTGCATAATACACTAACGTTCGGGTCGGAAATGCTGATGCCGTTCCGTCAAACTGATTTCCCAACAGCAATGCTTACGCAGATGCCGCTGTCACTTGCGTTTGCTGAGGGCTTTGACGAGATTAACCAAGACCCCGGATATACTGGTATTGTAGATGCTGTAACAGATCAAAACCGTGAAGCTGATCCAGAAGCTGCTGACGAATATGCTAACAGGGAACAAGGTCAACCGATCCTGACAACCGCTTTAGGTGTCGGAGGACTGTTCGCTGGTGCCTATACTGCTGGAGCGATGAACCGTAGGCGCCAAGCTATTCAGCGTGCTAGGACCGAACAACTGCTTGTTGGTACGGAAACTCGTCCGCAACTAACAGATGACATTACTCTCGCAGCAGAAAACTGGTGGCAGCATGACGCTCCGTTACGCGCTCAATTGTCTCAAGCACTATCTGGTCGCGAATTACAGAATGCTTTAGCTGGCTTGGATAGGCTTACTACAGGGCCAATGGCTGCTCGCGTTGAACATGCTTTGCGAACAGGACAAATGCCTAGCAGTACTGTGCAAGTGCAACCTGTTGGCTCTCTGCTTGAGGCTGTCTCACACTTAGATCGGGATCAATTTCTTGCGCTGCGTGATGGTCTTGTTGCAGAGAGCATTTTAGATGACTTCCGTCGCACAGGTACACTAACAGCTAGAGATACAGATGTAACTGATCTGCAACGTCGTGCAGACATTCTCACGAATAATCCTGAATTAGCCCGTTTCGGTCAAATGATCCGGGATCAGTACAGTGCTATGTTGGATTATTCGGAGCAGCGTGGGCTGCTTTCGGCGGAAATGGTGGCCGGATTACGTCGTGATCGTCCTAACTATGTTCCGTTAGGCCAATCGATCACCAACGCAGCGGAACGTACTCAAGGTTCTCCCGGTCTTTGGGGAACGATGGCAGAGCGTACCGTTGAAGAAGGTGCTGGTATTCGCGCTGGTGCTTTCACTGATCCCATTGCCATGCTTGCAGGAGAGTGGGATCAAGTCATTCGTCGTGCAGAATTCAATGACGCGCGACAGAACCTTGTGCGTATCTTACGTTTATCGCCGGCGGACGATTTCATTCGGGACATTCCTAATCCCGATCCACGACGCATGACGAACCTTCTCAATTGGTTTGAGAATGGTGTGCAGCATTATGTGCAAGTCACAGATGATGCACTGTATCGCTCGCTGACGTTTGCCCCGCCTGAAAACCTGAATGTTCTTGCGAGGACTACAGGTGTTCTGACACAGCTTAAGCAATCGTTCCTAACTGGTGTGCTTAATCCTGCGTTCACGGCTGTTCGTGCTTTAGGTTATGATCCGTTAGCCGCGATGACAAACCGTCCTCAAGGGCAAGGTCAAGGACTTATCGCTGAGTTACTGAATAGCACTGTGTTGCGTGGCCGTGGTTCTGATCGTCTGCAAGATATTCTTGCGTGGATGGACCCGACACGTTTCGGTTCCGGTGTCACTGGTGGCTTGCGTATGCTTGGCGATAGTATGGTTGAACATGCTATGAACGTCACAGGTTCACACTTACTGCGTCCTGATAGCGCTATTTACCGCACATTCGGTCCTGTCGGTACTCAACAAATCGATCGTGTATTGCGTTCGTTCTATGAGAACACTGTGCTTGCTCAAGGACGCCGTGAAGGCGTGTTCAACCCCGTAGGCTTCTTCCTTGGGGATGATCCGTCGCGTATTGGTGAAAGCTTCATGGGCATTGCCCCTAGGTTCACTGCGCGATCTGCTCAATATAATGCTGATGCTGCTTCTGCTAGTGGGATCAATCTTGCAGAAGATGTAATGCGCCGTGGTGCTGCTGCGCGTTTGGGTGCTAGGGCGAACCCGTTCTGGCGTCTGTATATCAACGTGCGTTCTGCTTTTGAGAATGGAACAGCATACAGCAACTTTGCAACGAACCGTAACTTAGCTACAGATGAAATCGATCTTAGTCGCACAGCCATGGACGTTCGCCGTGGACTAACAGATGTGACACAACAAGGGCGAGGACAGATCGCACGATCGGTTGATGCAAATGTATTATACTTCAACGTAGCTAAACAAGAATTAGCACAGATTGCTCGTTCGATCCGTGATAATCCTTGGACATTCACAGCGAACATTGCCGCAACAGTCGGTGGCTTAACTGCGCTTAAGTATCTGGCACTTGCCAACGATCCTGAATTACAAGAGCAAGAGCGTTTGCGTACTGATGCACAAAATGCTTCTAGTATTCAGACATTCGGTGGATTAGAAATTCCGATCCCGCCGCCGTTACGCGTGATTACTGCTCCATTGTTTGCTACACTGAATGAAATCAGCGGCATTAACTCTGGTGAAATCGATCCAAACTTTATGGCATCGTTTGAGCGTTATTTAGATGAAGGCTTGAGCGAAGAAGGCCAAGCTAGTGCAGAAGCAAGCGGTCGTGAAGCATGGAATGCATTCAATCCATTCTTTAGTGTGACACCTGATGGTAGTGTGCAGCCTCAAGCCGCTGCTATGCCTACGCTCGACCTTGCTACAACGACTATGGGCTTAGACCTAGGTACAACACGTTTTGCCACTACACCACAAGAAATCCGTTCGCAGGAATTAGACAGTCTTGGCGGTCAAGGACAACTTGTCGGTGACGAGATTACATCACAATGGATGGCTACGATTGAAGCAATCACGGGTGATACAATCACGAGCGGCCTTCGCACATGGATGGATTATAACCGTGTGCTGAATGCGACGGACAGTGAACAAGAGGCGTTAGAAATGGCTATCTCTCGTTCACTGGACAATACTGTGCGTGATGTGCGTCCTGTTGCTGGACTTCTGTTCCCTGACTATACGAGGCGACAGAGTGTCAGTGACACCGAATACACCCTTTATTACGACAAAGTGGGTGAACGCGGTGCTACTGGTGGTTCCGGTATCGAAGGCGTCTTAGCTTTCGGTCGCGATTACGGCGCGCAGTTTGGGATGACAGGTGATCCAGAACGCGGCGGTGTGCCACTACGAACACCGATGCAAGGCACTCCACTTGGCACTAATCCGCAAGCTGCTGCACTTGTTCAAATTACTCAAGAGTTGCAAAATGAGTTGCGACCGCTTCAAGAGCGTCTTGCTACATTGCGTGACGAGATTGAAGATGTAAACAACTCTTATACTATGACTGTCGAGCAACAGAATGAACAAGTCAATGCATTGAATATGCAACGACGAGAATTAACATCACTAATGCTAGACATGATACAGCAGCGAGAAGGAGTGATCCAACAAGTAATTGGCGACCCTTCATTTACGTATCAGACGTTTGATGCCTCTCGGTATATGAATACTCAGTAGGCATGTGTGGACGAAGTGATGGCCCGGCAATCAATGTGATCCGGGCCATCATTTGTTTCATAGATAAGATGTAAGGATCATGATCTATTCGTGCATCATATCCATCACTTTTCGGTTCTGCTGGTGCTCTTTTAGAATTCCGTACACGCATATCTCTATCCCGGTTGATGCGCTTCAATGATCTTGTCCAGGGCTTTACCTTCGACAAGGGCTGATGTTGCTCTCCAAAGTGTCGTAGGCCGTCCTCGACCAATCTGGATGCCTTCAAACTTCTGAACCATTCCTAAGCTATGCATAATATCCAGTGCAGCACCCATATGTTCTGCATTGATGAAGTTCTGCACCGCCTTGGTCAAGTCTCTTTGCGGAATACCGGACTGACCGGCTGCTAAGAGTTTGTCTCGAAGTTTATCAATTCCAAGTATAAGTCGAGAGTTTGAGCCAGTACCTTCAAATATTGACGCTCCATCTTCTCGTAACTGCTCCACGACTTTAATTGCAGTCGTAATGTGGCTTGATTGGATGCACCATAGCCCATCGTTAATGCAGAGGAAGGCAGCGAGCCTGAGTATATGAGCATCCTCACGGCTTTGGAATGAGGATCGAAATACATCACGATGTAAAGTTCGCCCTCGATACCATTTGTCGAATGCTTTGCGGCCTCCATCATTGATTTCAATGGTGTTGACTTGTAAGGCGCGCTCTCGTATTCCTGCAAGCTGAGTACGCAGCTGTAAATCCGCGTTTCCATCTAATTCCTCTGGCCAACTGTTGAGCCTCTTGGGCTTTTCTTCGACAATGAAGAGAACGCGGGAGGTGAACCCGCCTTCGATAACATCAGGGTTAACGGCACGGATGAGCCATGAAGGTGTTGATGCAGACAAGAACGACACATATACATTCTCAAGCCTCTGCGTCCCTCCGCTAATGGTGCCGCCACCAGTTCGTATGTCGGGGCTATCGTATAAATCTGTGAGAAGTGTGGGCATTTGCTCCACATATTTCTCCTTACCCAAGAAAGTAACCAGTTCAGAAACGGAGATTGCAATGTGTGCTGTACCATGTTGCTTTGTCTGTTCTGCTAAACGACCGAGCATATGCTCAGGTGTCATCTTTGTTTCAATGAGATATGGTGTCGGATTGTCGCTGATCCCTCGGGCGAATTTAGTAGCAGCCCTAACCGCACTAGATTTGCGAGTAATACCACTATCAGCGACGAGAATAGCAAAGAGATTGAGGTAAACGGGTGCGCGAGGACGGTTGACGACTGTGTGTCGCCCGACAGCAACGCTAAGCAACCAACAAGCAGTCCAGAAGTCATACGCATACGGACATTCCTGTGCTTCCATATATGCCAAGTAGTTCCACAGGAATGTATCCTGTGGAACCAACTTCTTGTAATTGATACGAGAAGATTTACGAGGCATTAGAAGAGAATGCCGTCGTCGAGTGTTGATGTTGGTTGCACAGGGGCAGGGGTAGGTAATGTGCCAATCTTAGAAGCTAAGAAATCAGTGACACCCCACCAATACGAGAACACTTGTGTAGAATTCTCATTGACATACTGCCCATCTTTTACTCCATGCATACTGTAACTAACGATCCATCCATTCGCAACTTGTTGGATCGATACATTACGCTGCGCATTGTCGGGATCAGCAACATTTGCAATACCCGCGATACCTGCATGTAGCATTTTATTCTCTCTCAACTTTATCACCGCCCTGATTAACTACGCGAGGCTCGGGCATACCTTCGCGCTCTCGTGTCTCCTGATGATTAGCAGGAGGAACAGGAGGTGGAGCATCCGCAACTTCAATTGGCGGATAGCCTTGTGTATTGTGTTTCATAGCAAGCCTTTCCAAGTGCTCAACTAAGGTCATTCTTTTCACAGAACCATGTGGCAATATTGCTTTTTCAGTTTTCTTGATTACATCACACGCTATTGTTGTGTATTCAAGCTTGCTCATGCCGCTAACTTCACTTTCTCCATATTCGACCAACGATGGATACCGTGTTCGTCTGGGACCGATCGCTTAAGGTCACAAGGGATGATTAACTCACGGGAGACACCACGAATATCTTCAATGCGCATGGGTTCTTCTGCGTACTTCTTCATAATACGCCTTACAACATCACCGTGTTCCGCCTTATGTAACGCAATAAGTGCGTCGTGGATATTAAGCGCCATACGGGCTTCCCCTGTGGGCCATTCGGGGTCAGTCTCACACAAGTAAATGCACCGAGACACTTTATCTCCAATTGTTGATTGGGGATAGAATGCGACGATTGGGGACAAGACTTGTTCATCTAAACGCTCCAACAGCATCCAACGCCGGCCATAGTAGTTATACAGAACCCGACGATCTTTTACTTGCTTAGTCGTCCAATCCCACCACTCTTGTAGTTCGGGATTAATTTTATGGTAGACGTGATACGCGTGATGGGCTTCTCTAAGCGTAAGACCAGCAGTCTCTGCCAATCTGTCAGCACCCATCCGGTAGTTAAGCCCATGTCTACAACGCTTTGCAATGTAACGCTTGGTCGGTGATCCATCTTCGTTCCAGTCATCTTTAGGAACCTCGTCATATGGAATATCAAACATCGTTGACGCAAGCGCACGGTGAGCATCATACACACCATCGATACGCGCACGCTCAAAGTCATCGATCCAATGTTGAATACCAGCTTTCCACCCTACAACACGCGCCTCAGCTTGAGACAAATCGAAGTACGAGAATTCATAACCATCATCTGCAATGAACATTTGATGGGCACGACCGGGTTGGTTCTGTAGGTTCATACCAGTACCCCACAGAACACCGCTGCTGCTTAAACGACCGGGAGCAGATTGCACACCAGTTTGCTTATACTCACAACGGATGCGATCATCTTCATCGATCTTACTCTCAGCATACGTAGTTAGGAATTTACTTTCCTTCGCAAGTTTATTGAGAGTGAGTAACATTTCTCGGGCTTCTGGCGTCGTTCGGGGATGGTCAAGCATACGACGGCGGTTTTTCTCGTCCGTTGCAACGCCTCTACCCACAAGACGCAGCTTACGAAAGAATAACTCAGCCAATTGCTTGGGGGATTTCGGGTTAGGACGGTAATCGGCTTCACCAGTAGCGATCTGTGCTTGTTCATAAAACTTCTCACGGAGTTCTGCTACTTCTTCACCCAGAGCACGTGCGATGGTATCTTTAAGAGAAGTGTCGATTTTGACGCCACCGACAACCATTCCAATAAGGTGCGGCTGTAAGCGCATGACATGATCAAAGAAGAACCGTTCCAGATTCTGGTTTCGCAGTTCGGAAAGTTCTGCACGATGTACTGCATGAGTGATACAACAGTCTTTGACGTTATACCGCCAGAAGTCATCAATATCTCCGCCTTCTCGCCATGCTTTGCCTTCGTCCTTATAAAACGGGTGCGTAGTATACTGTGATGTAAGAAATCCCAAATTATGTGGGAGTTGGGGGTACAAAGTATGATGAGCAAGCATCGTGTCGAAGTACGATCGACCCAACTGAATTCGATCTTTGTAATAGAGCCAGTAGCTATCAAACATTCCATTTTGCATTACCAATCTTGTATCAGGGTCTGCTACGAAACTTTGGATGGCTCGTCGCAATTCGATTTCTTCTGCAACAGAAAAACGATTTGCTGTTCGGTCACGGAAGTTGATGCACATGCCCTCGTGAGGGTTATTAGCGAAACCGATGCAAGCAGTTTCGTTTGCAATGACTTCAATATCGAGACTAACTGGTTCTTTTTCATCACGCATCCTCTCAATCCATTGCATAGCTTCTGTAAACGATGGATTGATATGCTCTGTAATCAAGTGGGGCTTGAATGTATCTTCGATTACAGTCTTGAGACGAGCAACATCGTGACGATACATCACTTCCCACTTAGGTTCACGAATGACCGCAGCAGGATTGAGCATCGCATAGACAGTTACGTCTCGCGAGTTCTGTTGGGATAAGGATGCAATCTGCGTTTGATAGGCGCTCCCTCTGTGGTGCGTGATACCCGTAAGTCCTGTGACGGCTTCGAGTGCGTAGTTACCGAGGCAGATGATGTACTTGAGGTTTGGCAGGTTTTGCAGTTCCCACCGGAGAATTTGTGCGTATTGGTCAATCTCGTTACGAGAGATACCCACTTTCTCGTCGGTCGTAGCATCGCGTAATTGTCTCTTGACTACGTTGGAAATATAAACCATTCGGCGATTAATGCCGATCTTACGCAATTCTTCCCACAAATACTTGCCAGACATGCCGACAAGTGGGAGTTTCATAATGCGCTCACGCTCGCCGGGTGCTTCCCCGATTACAGCAATCTCTGCTTGAAAGATGCCGTCAGGTCCGCAATCGTTACGCAAGCCGAGAGACACACACCGAGCATTAACTTCTCGGTTCATTTCTCCCATATTTGTGATATCATTCATCCTCTGTGATCCCCAAAAACTTCTTCACAGCGCCACGCACACAGATCGAAAACACTTCACGATCACGACCATGATTATCGATGAAGCGATGTGTGCTATCTCTCAGAATAAGATTACTTGTCCATTGTTCAGTGGGCCTCTCATTCAGATGAATACATAGCACATTTTTGGCGCCAAGTCCAGTGGCAAGTGCCATAGCATCTTCGATCGTACCTTCGTAAAAAGGAATAATCCACACCTTAGTTGTAGCATCATTCTTAATACGTCGCAGCGTTACTCGCCCAAGGAAATTATGTTTGTACTTCTCTTGGAAGAATGCCAGAATATCATCGTAAGTCTGACGAGGGGACCAACCAAAGAATTCAGGCAGGGGAGTATCTGCCTTATCCATATAGGTTGCAGCAGAGAACATAAGCCCAAAAGCACGATTGACACCTTCAAACAGGTTATCCGTCAGTCGCACGCTCTGCGGGAAGGTTCCAGTAGTCCGCGAGCGAATGTAGTGTGTCGCTAAAGTCGCGCCAAAGTCTCTCCCGGAGCCCGGCGGCCCCACGAGTAAGATAATCTTCTTTTCCATCTGCATTCTCATTATCTACGATAGCATGACAGAACCGATGTGTTAGTGTCATGTAATCTGGTATTAGCCAAGCGGCCCGGATTAAATGTCTGCGAGGCACTGGGTAGTGATCGATACTACGACAAAGAGCGTGACCATTAAAATCCGGGCCTTCCCCTACAAGCAGACTGCATATGTTACAGTAAGGACCATCACGTCTGATAAGCAAATCAAGCAGTTCAGTACGTTGCCCACCTGAACACCACCTAGTATTGCTCATCTATTCCCTCTTCTGAACAGCTTGAGCCAATCCACGTTGATCTGCAAACAACATGACACGTTCCTTCGCACGACTACACGCTGTGTAGAAGTTACGACGATTGATCATGTAGCTGTTTGACTTGTTCAGGATATACACGACACTTTCGTATTCAGAACCTTGGCTCTTGTGCGTCGTAATGGCATATGCAAGCTGCAAATCTTTACGAGGATCGATAGCAACTTCACGGCCATGACGGTTCATCACCATCAAGATCGGCGGGAACGCTTGTTCACGATCACCGAAGTCAACAACAACTTCACCAGTCTCTTGTTCAATCTCGATGATGATGCCTGTCTCACCGTTGAACACGCCAAGGTTATAGTTGTTCTGCATGAAGATGACTTTATCACCGACGAACATGCGGATATTGCCGCCCTTCTCGCCGTTGATACCTTCATCCCATTGGTGACGCGGGATCAAGATGCTTGGGTCTGTCTTGTTATGAAACAGTCCCTGCACCATCGCGTTCAGCTTATACGTCCCGACCCACGAAGTCTTTTGTGGAACGATGATCTGATGCTGCAATTGTGAGAAGTCAACGCCGTCATCTTGCATTTCAAAGATGTAATCAGCAAGTTCCTTAACAGGCTGATCTGTAATCTTCTGTGCCCACTGATCGTTCCGTGTAGGCATACGAGCCCGCAGGATTTGTTGCAGGTTCGTCAGAATACCACTGTCTTGTCCTTGACGATGCACAACATCAAGTGTGACAGAAGGAAACTTATCATTGTTCAGCAGTTGCAGGAACGGAGAAGGTTGACCTTGCAGTCGCTTATCTTCTTCGATCGGTTGTAGCTGATTGTTATCACCGAATGTACGAATACAAGCGCCGTTCGGGAGAGCATCGAACACGCTACGATGCACTTCACTGTTGACCATTGCGTATTCGTCAGCCAGCAGCACATCGATCAATTCATCGTTGTCATCCCGAATAGGATTAGCACGACAATATGTAGGATAAGAGAAGCCGGCGGGCTTGCCTGTCTTAGGATCAGGATCACCGGGATGGCTGTACTTTAGCGCACGATGGATAGTACGCGCTTCAATGCCTGTGGCTTCAAAGATACGCTTGGCGGCTTTACCTGTTGGAGAAGTGAGCATGACATTGTAACCATTAGCCACAAGATCTTCGTACACTTTCTTGAGGATGGTAGTCTTACCAGTACCAGCAGCACCAGTGATTGCAGCAACGCGGTTATCGACGTTACAGGAAACGTCGATCGCCTCCGCTTGCTTGGCGGAGAATTCCATGTTGTATTTCCCTTCGCTTAGTTAGCGTTAAACTTTTCTTTCATTTCTAATACCCGAATGGCAGCGGCGTTTGTCACGCTTCTCATAAATGTGCCATAGGATACACCAAGGAATTCGGCGGCTTCTTTGATCCGCTCTTTTTCAAACTCAGTGCCTCGGTACTGCACAAAGCATCCTTTGGGTCCGCTCGTGCTTTCGATGCCTCTATTCTTCGCCCGCTGAATTGGACGAGGAACAGGGATAAGTAGTGTTGGTTCTTTATTCTCTTGCTCAGACATACCCTTCCTCGCACAAATGCGCTTAGGTAAACAGACAGCGAACCATCTGCTTACCTAAACGCATTAGTAGGCAACAGCGTAAACTGGAGCGTAACAATCTTCATCATACACAACACATTGACCGTTCTCAAAGGTGACGGCGAACGTGTCGCTTTGTACAGGCGCAACAGCGATAAAGTCGTTATCATTGGCCGGAACCAAGCCAGTCGGACGATGATCAAAACCTAAGAACATTTGTGTTCTCCATTAAGAATAGGGGCGACGCATCCTCTCAAATGCGCCGCCCCCATAGAGCAATCAGATTGTGTTTATCTGATTACGAGGCAGCAACCGGAGAGGCAGCGCGCGGGGTAGCAGCCGGAAGTTCGATGCGAATGACGGTTTGAGTACCATCACCGTTTTCCAGAGCATCAACGATCTTAGCCATGTCGCGTTCCACAACAAGGTTCAGACGTTGCTTGTCCAGACGCACCGCAGCACCATTTTCGTCGGTGTACGAAACGAGGCCGTACAGCGGCTTGGCTTGGCGGGGACCGGAAGCCTTGCGGGTACGCTTGGCGGGAGCGGCAGCTTGTTCGTTAGCCATTTGGTAGTTCCTCTCTAAGAGATTTCAAAGGTGTCAGGTGACAAGGGAGAGAGTAGCACAAGTATAGACGAGCGCAACCCCCTCCCCTCACTTTTCTTAGGCCGGGTTGACCTTCTTGATGTTGGCCCGGTCCTCGCCCTCATAGGTTTCATGGGCGACCGTCACGATGGCCGAGAGGCCCACCCACTCGTTCAGGTCAAGGCTCTTGCCCATCTTGGCCCCGATGGCCTCACAGAACTTCCGCATGTTGTAGCGGGCGCGTTGGTTCTCGTCGGGGGACAGGCGACCATACGACAGGATCGTGCCCTCTTCCGAGCCCTCGGTGTAGTCAGCCGGGTAAGCTTCCGGGGCGATCATAAAGGTGACGTTGATATAGTCGTTACCCTTGCTCGAAGTCTTACGTTCAACAGAGCGAATTTCCGCCGGATAGTCACCAGCCGGCAGCGGAACAGGCGCTTCGGCTTCGGACAGATCAGACGTATATTCGATGATGCTCGTTTGTTCAGTCATGTTAGTTTTCCCTAGGGTTTGTGCAGAAGGTTTGGATAAAGCAACTGTCGAGGCACCTTCTGCATCATTTTTCGACAGTTGTTTCTTAGCCTTTCGGCTATCTTTGGAAGTTGCCAAGAGTTTCTCCTACAGTTTTCGAGACTTCACAAGCTTCTTCATATGTTTCAGGATAGGAATTATGGATACAACGCCCACCACGGCTGTATTGCACACGATAAGGCAAGTAACCGCCGCGATAACTTACGTTATGAAATCCTGTTGGATTATCACGATGGGCTTTAACATTCCAACTGTTTTCAGCTGCGGTTACTTCTCGTAAATTTTCTATAGCATTGTTTTGTGGATCACCATCAATATGGTCAACGCGCTCAGGAAGATAACGATGGTAATACAGAAAAACTAGCCTATGCAATTTGTGCTGTTTGTTGAGCAGTTTAACTTGGATACGTCCATCAGCACGAATTGTTCCAGCAGGATCGCCAATCTTTCTTGTGCCAACTTTTATTTTCCAATAAACATCACCCTCTTTGTACTCTAAACAGCGATCAAATTCTTTCCACAAATCCTCGTCATTTTGGCAACGAAAGTTTTTGTCCACCACCAGTTCTCCAGCGTTTGTACCATGTTGCAATTTCGTATTCAGGATCAGGATTATGAATATCATACTTCCATACAAAATCGGAAGGTTTATCAGGCCCTAAATCCCACATACGACTTTTCATAGGTTTGTAAACTCTAAACGGGCGAAGATGAATACGACGTTCTCCTTTAATGTCTGACATATAATACACTTCGCCTAGCTTCTGTGTCGTCAAGCTAGGAAGTTGTCCACCAAGTGCCATTGTAATCGCAAGCACATGGCCGTCATCATTAGTCTTAGGTTCGGCTTCGTGACTAATGAAGATTACATTCTTGTTGTATTTGCCTGTGACATTCATCACATCGACAAACATACGCAAGAGCAATGCATTCCGTCCACCGTATGATCCCATGCCGGGAAGTTCCAAACGAGCAGACTTATGAATGCCTTGTGCAATCATATGCTCTAAGGCCATCTGTGATAGTCGCGTGGTACTATCAACCACCACAGTATCAATGCCAATTTCATCGTCACCCAAGTATTTGCCCAAGCCGAGGCCATCATCACGTTTAAACTTGTCGATGATGTTGTTCCGTTCATGCGAGAAATCGGCCACAAGAATGTCGTTAGCAAGAGCCGAGTTTTCAGGAGCGGTATGCTTGAGTGCTGCGATACTGTCAGTGCCTCCATCATCGAAGTTGAGCCAGAGTTTCTTACCGGGAGCAGTAGCAGCAAGTGTAGTCTTACCGCAACCAGCAACACCCCAAATCAGCATAGCAAAACGAGTGATGTTCTGCTCTGCCTGTTTAACATCAACGCCGCCGATTGAGATTTCCATCACTGAACCTGCGTAGGATGCGGAGATTGTCCATTAAGAATGGATTGAAAAGCAGCATACACATCCATAACTTCTACAGTTGATTGTGCATGTACTGCATTAATCACACTCGTACACGCTCCAGCAATTACACTCGCGGACACATTGCTTTCCTCTTTTTCTTGTTCAGTCAATGCATCATCATAAGATTTTTGGATACTTTGGACAAGCTTTGCCGCCAGTTCTTCCTGCTCGGACGTAAATTCAGTAGGACGCATCTTCTATTCCTCTAAAGGGTTCCAAACTTCCTCGACCATTTCACTCAGGCCAAGTTCTTGTTCTTCTCGATCACTTGCACAGAACGGGATGAGTGAGCAAGCACGGAAGTAACGGTTACAACTGTGTGTGTACCGGGGGGCATCATGTGGATTGCCTTCATTCGCTTCATACATTTCGACGGTATGAAGGAACCAAGCAAACCAATTCTCGAACATATGCGAAGGGCGAGATACATATTCTACTGCCAATCCACCACTGTCATATGATTTAGGCAGTGGAATTGCTAATCCCCAAACAATGCCTTTCTCCACAGGTTGTCCCGAGAATACTGAACCTGCGAGGCAATAGCCAGTGACTTGTGATGACATTTCAAATGACGCTCGCCATCCTTCATCAATGCGCGATGCTGTTTTGTTTTCACCGACAACATGATTACCATCACGCACATGAAGGCCGTCAAGCTTACCAATGAAGCGATACGATTTCGTCGTGCCATCTTCTAACTCAAACGTGATAACAACATCAAAACCAATCTCGATACCTACGTCAGACTTAGGATCATTTATATCACGTACCCAAATAGGGTTACGCTTGAAATCCCAACGATCGATGTAGAGGATAGCAGCTTCTTCAAGGTTAGTCATAGTCCGCCGACGATCACTAGGATCATCATAGAAGCCACTCTCGAATAATGCTTGCAGACAGAAGTTAATGCAGTTGGTGCGCTCGTCCTCATCAGGATTGACCATTTCAAGCATATGTTCAAAGCGATCTTTGCCGAAGAGTTTTGGACCATGATAAGTCACAAGACTTGGAACACCCACATCATTGCAAGCTACAACGGCGTCTTTCAAATCATAATGCCACAACTGCCACAACCGAACAGCAGCAAACACATCGTGCATTGCTGATCCAGCTTCAAGAGCCATAGCACGAGAAGTTGTCGGATACGTTTTGTTCAGCCCATACCGCACGACCGCCCATGTAGGACAGGTATTCATCGCCTGTAGGCGCGTGTTGTCGTAGAACGGAAGGTGCTGATCTTCTTCTGTAGCAAGACGCAGCGAGACTGACTTAATCTTGCTCATCTGTCTTACCTTCTAATGCAGCACGTTCAGCATCAAGATTGCGGTTGATAGCTTGTTCAGCTGTAAAGCGGCCATTCTCATACCGCTTCGACAGTTTGGCTACATTAGAGTTGATAAGATCACGAATGGTAAGGCCACGCACATTGCAGTATAACTGAATATACCACAGTACGTCACCAATCTCTTCGTCCAAGTTAACAAAGTCAACATCGCGGCCATAAGCAAATGCCTTCTTCACCGGGTCGAGAAGTTCGCCAGCTTCGGTAGCAATACCTAGAATAGCATGGAGAATATCTTCATCGACAAGATTGGGTAAGTGGTAGTAGTTGCGAGCAGACGTGCCAGATACAAAAGCAGAATAGTCGTGCAGGAATTGATCACTCATTGTTCCACCTTATTCTCAATATCATTGTCAGATGTTTGCTTCATCTTAAGCAACTCTTCTCGCATACGCTCGCCAACCTGTGTTAGTCCATTTACAATTTCAGCCATCTGATTGACAACGCCGACAAGAGCAGTGATCTGCTTCACATGCTCATACTGTTGTTCAGTAAGCGCTTCGATCACCTTCATCAATTCAGGATCGACGTTGCGCGTTGCTAATAGGTGTCGAACATCACGCGCACGGAGGACTTTACCATCCATGCTATCTGCTTTAGATCGAATGAGCATTATTCTCCATACTCCGTAGTGAGGCGCAGTGCCTGAATTTCTAGTGCATATTTCTCAATAGTCTCAAGTCCCTTAACGACACTCTCATACTTCTTGAGAAATTGGTCAAGACGCTTTTGCAACAGGGCAGCGTCCTTCTCGTACTTAGCTTTCTTCTTAGCTTCTTGTCCCTGCTCAAAGATGCTATATGCTTTAAGCCGGCGCTCCTGTAATCCCTCTACAAAGAGTTTCAGTTGCTCATCATCCATCTTCTCGATTGTTGCCCGAGTGATGGGAGTATCTTGTGGGATTACAGCAGTCATACTTCACGCACACCCTTACGCAGCAATTGGCGCACGGCTTCACTGTACGACGGAAGATTGTTCTTTTCTTGGTAACGCTTGATGCGTTTATACAGATCGTCAGGGACAGCTACAGCTTGCTTCCAATTACCCGTTGACGGCTCATACAGTGCCATTGCATCAATCCTTCGGACCTAAGCATCTATCAATGTGCTTCTCTGCTGCTTTCTGAGCCTTGTTCATTGTATCGGCTTCATCACCAGCTTTTGTAGTTTGCACAAGTGTTACATCCCATCGCCACTTCTTTGTGTCAGGGATAAAAGTGATCGTGTACTTTTGACGACGATACGTTCGATCCATCGTCTTGGGTCTGATAGCCACTACACTACTGCTCATGGTTTATCGCGCCACAAACTGATAAGATGTGGCGGCAGCATTTTCTTTCGTAACTTTGGATAGCAAGTCAGTTGCTTTGTTACGGCCAAGGGCTTTGACGAGTTCATTCTCAAGCGCAGTCTTATCAATGCGCGAGGCAGGATTACTCGTCTTAGCTACAATCTCAAGGTATTCGTTATCATACACTTGAACCGCCGTGCCGGGAACAAATGTAGATTTATCACCGAGAATGCCAGCTTCTTGTGCAGCCTCCTTAGCCTTCTTCTTACGGGCATCAGCCAGAGAAGCAAGCTTGTCAGCTACATACAATTCGTATGCAATAGATGAACGATTGTCACGACTTTCTAACGGACCTGTGCCATTAGTCGTTCCGATCT